GGCGATGATTTTCCGAGCCAGTTTAAGATTGTGGAAGATGATGAAATAACAGCAATTGACATAACTGGTTGGGTTTTTACGCTCACGGTAGATCCGAACAAAAATCCCTCTGGTGCGGGAACCAACCTATTTGCTGTGGGTGGAATAATTGATGATGCACCAAACGGCCTGGTGTCATTTGCCCCTACGTCGTCAAATACAAATATTGCTGTTAGGAAGTACTGGTACGATATTCAACAAGTCGATGGTGCTAGTAAGAAACGTACCATAGTAAAAGATAGGTTTGTCATTGAAATGGATATTACAAAGACATGACCATAACAGTTGAAGATGGGTCGGTTATTGCTGATGCGGATTCGTACGTTTCGGTAGCAGAGGCAGATGCGGTGTTGGTAGAAGATATTGCACTAGGTGCTGAAGCGTGGAACGCTTTGGACGATGAGAATAAAGAAGAATTCCTCAAGATAGCGGCTCGCTTTCTTGAGAGAAGATTTCGATGGTACGGCTCCCCTATTGTAGGAGGACAGTCTCTTCAATGGCCAAGAACGAAGAATTTTGATGATAAGGGAGATATTATATCTCCGGGTGTTATTCCGAAGCAGCTAAAGGATGCGCAGATAGAAGTGGCGAGATTTTTTACTGTAGAGCCGGAAGACGTAGTGACAATAGTGGATGGAGGCGGCGTACCTAAGTCATGGGGTACTGATGGCTTGTCTATTACGTTTGATACTACAGCAGTAGATTCTAGTAAAGAGGATAAGGGATCCGGGGTTTTGTTGGGAACGAGGTTTGTAGATTTGGAGTTTCTATTACGGTCGATCGGAACTTGGAAGGATCTACATTGGCTCCAGGTAACTAAACAAACGGTTGTTAACGAGTGAGCCTGAATACATCAATTAGAAAAGCTACTCGTAGTGCCCTGAAGGCGATGGAATCAATTGCAGAAGATATTACGTATCATGAAGTTATAGGAAGGCCGACGTATGATGCTGATGCGGGTTCTTTTACGAGAAAAACTTCACCAACTACAATAAAGGGTTGGTTTACGTCGTTTGAAGAGAGACACGTGGATGGAGAAAATGTGCAGCCAGGAGATAAGAGGTTGACGTTTGAGGTTATCAGTTCGTCAATAGTGCCGAAGCTGAATGATTTTGTGATTGATGAAGCAGGGGATGAGTACGAGGTAATTAATATTAAACTACCCCCGCCGAAAATCCTGTACATTCTTCATGTGAGGAGGCCGTAGTGGCTACCCCTAAAGAGTTTAAAGCGGATTTAAAACGGTTTGATAGGAAGATGGAAAAAGCCATTATTATTATTCACGAGGAGGTCACGAAAGATACTCGTTTAAGAGTGGCAATGAAGACTCCTATTTTAACTGGTCGTGCTTCTGCGTCGTGGAATGCGAGTGTTGGATCTCCGAATTTTACTCCAAAACCTGAAGGATACCACAATCCAAATGGTGCTCCTTTTGATGGGAGCGTGAGCTTGGGTGGTTTAAGACTTGGAGGAACGACGCATGTATCGAACGGGGTGCACTACATTGGAAATTTAAACATGGGTTCTAGCTTAAAGGCACCAGTTGGTTTTGTAGAAGCAACAGTGGTAGAATTTACTACAGCGCTACCAGCAATCATAACTAGGGTAAGGAAACGGATTCGAGTGTAATGGTAGCTCCGAATCAATTTGATGATGAGAGAAAGGTGTTGGAGAAGAGGTTCAAGACTCTTTGGCCTACGCTAGGTAATACGAAGATTCGATGGGAGAACGCTCCTTGGGATGAGCCAAAAAAAAGGACCTGACTTGGGTTGCTTTTACGCTTGTAACAACAGATGGTAATCTGATCGGAATAGCTGAGAATGCTTTAAGTCGGTACGGTGGACTGGTGATTATCCAGGTGTTCCAGAAGGAACGCACCGGAACAGGTCTTGCGAACCGGTTGGCTGGTCAAGTAGCTGATATTTTCAGGAGACTGGAGATATGCGAGGATCAGTCAGGTTTATTACGTTTTCGTATTCCTTCGAAGGTAACAGTAGGATTGAATAATGGATGGTTTCAGATTAACGTGAATTGTCCATATGATAGAGACCAACACCACGGATTAAATACTCTGTGAGGAACTAGAGATGCCGCCGATTTGCCCTCCAGCAACAGCTGATACGAACAGAACCAGTGTTTTCATAGTCCAAGAGGATGACGCATGTTGGGGTGCGGATCCTGATGTCGGGGCGCTAGCGCCGAAAGGCTATGAAGTTCGGATGACTGGTGAGACGCTGATTCACAATAAACAGACTATTGTTTCTGAGTCTATCAGAACAGATAGGATGAGAGATACTATCTCCGAGGTTGCAGCTTCGGTCGAAGGAGATTTGAACTACGAGCTTTCTTTCCGTGACTTCGAGTCCTTATTGGAGGGTGCTTTTGCAGACGACTTCTCCTACTTGATTGAAAGGACAATGTCTGCAGGTGATGTAGGTGTAACAGGCTCAACAAATCAATATGATGTGTTGCAGGGAGCAATTGATTTTGCCAACTTTTATGTTGGATCGGATGTGTGGGTTTTTGGTTTTGAATTGAATACAGTGAACAATGGTCGAATGATCATTGTTACAGTTGATGGCGCTGATCAGTTTATTACAGTCAACAATGAAATCACTCCGATTACTACTTTGACGGATGAAGATTCTGGTTCAGGTTTACCATTAACATTTAAGACACCAAAAGGTATCTTTACCGATCTCGAGATCCAAACCTCAGCTATAGTGGGTTCTGCTACTACTGATTTTTTGGTTGATCTTAACCTTGAGGTAGGTCAGTCGATTCGGATGGAAAGATGGGATGTTGCAGGTAATAATGGAGTGTTCAAGATTTCTGCTATTGCTGCAAACCAATTAACTCTAACGGATGCATTCGGCGCTGATCCTGCATTGACTGTTGAGACAGCTGGAGTTGTTGTTTTAACGGCTCAACGTCTTAAGAATGGTACTCTTAGGAAGTCTTTCTTGATCGAGAAGTTTTTCGGTGATATTACTGAGTTCTTCTATATGACGGGTTGTCGAGTTGGCTCCATGAGCCTGAATACGGCAGCTCAGGCTCTTGTAACGGGGGCCTTTTCTTTCATGGGTAAGGAAGGTAGATCGCAACAGACCTCGGTACTTGGAACCTCTATTCCGGCAGGCATTAAGGATGCACTGAATGCTACGACAAATGTGGGTAACATTACGGAAGCAGGAGTTTCTCTTTCGACAGCCATTCGATCCCTTGCTCTGACGATCGGTAATAATTTGAGGACAAAACCGCAGATTGGCAGTCGTACGCCAGTTGATATTGGATATGGATTTGTTGATGTGACGGGAACAGCCGAGGTTTATTTTGAGGATGCAGTGCTGTTGGCTAAGTTTATTGCGCACCTTTCAAGTTCACTTGCGTTTACTTTTACGGATAGTGACGGTAATGCCTTGGTCTTTACTCTTCCAAGACTTTTCTTTACAAGTGGATCGCCAACAGCACCAGGTGGTAATGACGATGTTATCCTATCTATGGAATTTACAGCGGTTAGGAGTCAAGTAGACGATGCTGTTGTAATTTTAGACGCATTACCTGCTCCGATAGCAGTTTAAGTCAGGGCAAACAATCACGGCACGAGTTAGTCTTGTGTCGGTAGCTACCAAGAGGAAAAGGCAATGGATTTTGAGAAAGCTTTTGCAGTAGATAAAAAGTTAGTGTTAGAAGGGCGATGGTTCCCGGTAGGTGAGGGAGCAGAATGTAAGATCGCCAGAACCGGTAATTCAAGATACCGGGAATTGCTTAGAAGCAAGCTCGGAGTTTACGAGCAATCCCTCCAGAAACGTTTACTCGATGATACTACGGGTGATGCTGTGCTCATTGAGATAATGGCAAAGACTATTCTATTGGATTGGAAGGGATTTACCAATAAGGGAGAAGAATACCCTTACTCAGTAGAAAATGCTATTGAACAGATGGCCGAGCATGAGGATTTTCGTGATTTCGTAGCGAAGAATGCGGATAACATGCAAGCTTATCGTAAACATGCGTCGGACACTGACCGGGGAAACTTACCGACCGAATCCGATGGGAGCTTGAGTGGGGAAAAGAAGAAACATTCCTGAGAGAGTTAGAGAAGGAGACGGGAAAGACTCCGAAAGCTCTTCAACGAAAACCCGAGCTCAGTTATCAAGCCGCTTTTTATTACGAAGTGTTCTCGACACTGAATGCGGCACGGGAACTAAGTCCCTATGGAATTACCCCATTCACTCCTACGCAGATTCGGGCAGTCAGCGATATGTTTGGAGTGATAACTGTCGACGAGCAAGAAGACCTTCTCAAGGTCATTATTTGGGTCGATATAGAATATCGCAAAATGTTAACCAAAGCTCACGAAATGGAGATCCAGAAAGAACAAGAAAAAGCTGCCATGAAGGCCAAATCTAGTGGAAGTCGCTCGTCTTGACATAGTAATTCGAAATAAACAGGCGGTTAAGGCGACTAAAGATGTTACGTCTGGGTTGAGGAAGATGGGCACCGCTGCTGAGCGAGAGACAGGGAAAGCTGTCGGCGCGTTTGGTAAGTTAAAGGCTTCGGTTTTTAGTGTACAAGGAGCTGTTATTGCTCTAGGTGGTGCTTTTGTTTTACGTGCTACGTTGGGTGTTATTAGGGATTTCCAGACAGCAATGTCCGGAGTAAGAGCAGTAACGGGAGCCACAGAAGACCAGTTTGCTGAGTTGTCGGCAGAGGCTAGAAGGTTGGGAGCCACGACTCAGTTTTCAGCAAGAGAAGCCGCAGAGGGTATGAGATTCCTCGGTCAGGCTGGCTTTGATACGAATGAGATCCTGGCAGCCACAGAACCGGCTCTACGACTAGCCCAAGCTGGCATGTTAGGTTTGGCTGAAGCCGCAGATATTGTGTCGAATATCATGTCGGGTTTTGGCATTGAGGCGGAGAAGACACAGAAAGTAGCGGATATCTTGGCCGTGACGGCTGCGAACGCTAATACCAATATCCGTCAGATGGGTGAGGCTATGAAGTTCGTAGCACCAATCGCAGCCAGTACTGGACAATCTATCGAGGACATGGCTGCCGCGGTGGGTGTTTTGGGTGATGCGGGTTTGCAAGGGTCTCTTGCCGGTGCAGGCCTTCGTACCGCCATCTTGCAATTGACTAGAGTCACTCCTATTGCAGAGGCCGCCATTAAAAAGTTGGGGTTGGAAATATCGGATTTGGATCCAACCACGGAAAGCTTTATTGATATCCTCAAGAAGTTGGAGGAAGCGAATCTTGGTGCAGGTGATGCAGCCGCAATCTTTGGTAAGAGATCTGCCGTGGGAATCTTGGCTTTGATTCAATCAATTCCACGTCTGGAAGAGATGCGAGAGAAGATTGGCGGGGCGGCTGGTGCTCTAGATGAGATGGCCAGAATCATGGAAGACAACCTGAATGGTTCAATCAAGAATATGATCTCAGTTATGCAGGAAGCTATTCTCCAGACTGGTGACGCGGGATTGACAGGAGCCCTACGAGGTGCGATTGATACTATAACAGGAGTTCTACGAGCTTTGACGGGGACACTTGATCCCCTGGATGAGAATGCGAAATTGTTTAAAGGTCTGGCAGCTGCAGTACAAATATTAGCAGGAGCTTTAGCAGCACTGGCTATATCTAAGATTGTAGTTGGCATAGTTAGCTTTGGTGGAGCGATAGTTAAAGCAATTCAAGCTGTTCGTGGTTTGACTGCTGCCCAGACACTTTTAAATGTGGTGATGCTCGCGAATCCAGTTTTCTTAGTAACGGCGGCTATAGGTGCAGCTATTGCAGCTTTTTTAATATTTAGAGATACAACGCGTTCGGCGGCAGAGGCTCAACGTGCTTTCGATGATGCTCTTGGATTAACTGAGGAAGCTTTGGATACGTATCAGGAATCGCTTGTGGATGCAAACGAGGCTCTTAAGGAGTTGAGTACTGAAAAATTACTATTCTCTTTGACCACCCTTCAAGAGGAATTAAAACAGACTGCAGACGATGTAGAAGATTTTACCCAGGAAGCAATCGAGGCTTTGACTCGAGGAGAATTCCGAAACGCCTTTGCTGGAGGTGGTCTATTTCAACAGGATCTACGAAGCACGGAATTGGCAAACGCAATACAAGAAATAAGAGAAGAGTTTAGAGCAGGTGAAGGAGACATCCAATCTGCAGTAGCTCGCCTACAAGAGTTTGCTCAGATGGGTGTGACAGGGTCAGAAGCTGCTAATGATTTGGCAGTAGAATTAGCAGCGATGGATAAGACCTTTACTGGTGCTGCTAACCGTGCTGAGGTTTTAGAGCTGAGTATCAGTGAAGTCCAGTCAGCTTTGAACGGTACTCTTGGACCAGCAGAGAAGGCGGCACTGAGTGTCGAAGAGTTAGCCGCGGCAGCGGAGGCAGCTGCTGCATTGTTGGATACTGCTGTCCTCGCTCTGGAATCTTTTGAGGAGAAGGCTCGATTATCAGGCTTGACTGCAGCAGAAAGAGCTAGAGAGGTAATTCAAGCACAAACCGATGCTCTGGTTGTACAATTAGAAGCTGCAGGAGCTTCTTTAGTGGCAGTTGAACGAGCGAGAGCAGCAGGTGAAGCTCAACGTGCAGCGGTGGTGGATCCAGCAGGAAGAGCAGAAAAATTAGCGGAAGCTCTAAGGCAGTTACAAGATCGATTTGATAAGACTGGAGCAGCGGCAAGAGAGTTTGCGGATATACAGAAAACAGTTGCTGAAGCAGAGAAGCTTAACATTGGCACAACTGCAGAGAGAGTGTTAATTCTTGGGCAGGCAAAGGCTGCGATGGAAGCTCTTTCTGATCCGGTGGGAACTATATTGAATGATCTTGATAGAGAGATTGAATTATCTAGGCTTGGTAATGAAGAAAGACAGTTGGGAAATCAGTTACTGGCTGTTGAACTTCAACTAAAGGAAGTAGGAATTATACTAACAGGGAAAGAGCGAGAAGCTTTAACAGCTAGACTGGAGTTATTGCAGAAGACTAACGCTGCTTTTGCTGAGGGCGCTAGGATAACTGAAGAAGCTTTAACTCCACAAGAGAGATATCGAGATGAAATTCTTCGACTGAATGAATTATTGGAGCTAGGGGCTATATCGCAATTGACATTTGGTCGAGAAGCAGAAGCGACAGGACAAAGACTGGTTAATGCTGTCAATAAGGTGTCGGAAGCAACGAAGACGTTTGCGGACGAAGCTGCTAGGGAGTCGTTCAGAGCCTTCGCCGACTTCCTATTTAATCCGTTTGAAGAGGGTCTTCGTGGGATGTTAAGTGGTTTTGCTGATACTTTACGTCGGATGGCGTCCAATCAGTTAGCGAAGTCAATTTTTAGTTCTTTGAGTAAGCTTGGAGGAGGCGGGGGCGGTTTCTTAAGCGCTATTGGAAACTTCTTTGGGGGTGGTGTAGCGGATGAGGGTGGTCGAGCTAAACCAGGAGAATTAACGCTTATAGGTACTGGAGCGCAACCAGAGGCGTTTATTCCGGATTCAGCTGGTACATTTGTTCCTCAACAGCAAATGAAAGCTATGAGTGCTGGAAATGTGAGTGTAGCTGCTCCAGTAGTGAATGTTGCTCCTCCGCAAGTTATAGTTGTTGATTCAGATGAGAAAGCTCGTGCGTTGATAAATAGTGCTGAAGGAGAACAAGCAACATTAACTCACCTTAGAAAGAACCCTGATACGGTTAGAGGATTGACAAGCTGATGAGTATACTTTTTCGAGAAACTCGAGCGCCGGCGATAGATCACGTAAGTGCTGCGGCTGTGAATGCTGGTGGAACCGGCCATGCAGTTAATGATATCATAACTATGGCACTCGGTCCTGGAGGCGCTGGTACGGCTTGTCAGATTCGTGTATTGGCTGTCTCCGCTGGTGTTATCACAAGCATCAGCGTCGAGGATAGCGGAGCCTATACAACACAACCAAGTCCAACGACGAATATTGCGCAGAGTAGTACTACAGGTTCTGGAGTTGGCTTTACAGCAGATCTCACATTTACAGCCGAGCGCGTCGATATTATGACGGTTAAAATGCTTATGGATGCTATTACTGCTGGTAGAATAATTACTGTAGCTGTTGGCAGTGGTGGAACAGGTTATGTAGTTGGCGATGAAGTAACCCTTGCTGATCCTGGTGATGTAGTGCTTGATACTTTTGAGGCCAGATTTGAAGTTACAAGTGTTGCTGCTGGAGTGGTTGATGGCATAAGAATGGTGAGTTGCGGTGCGTACTCGACTGTTTTTGATATGTCTGGCAGTGCGGTGGCTACAACTGGCGGCACTGGAAGCGGTTTAACCGTTGATTTAACTGTTGAAGGCCCCTATACGGCTATACCAACATCTGGTAGTGAGGGGAGTGGGTTTGTCGTTGGTGAGGTGGTTACAGTTAATGAAGGTACACTGCACGCTGGAGCGAGCCATCACCAATTTGTCGTGACAACAGTTTCATCTGGAGCAATTGTCGATCTTGAACCGTTACGAGTTGGTCGATATGATGTCCAACCTACTAATCCGGTAGCGATTACGGCTTCTGCGTCTGGTACTGGTGCTACAATTGATATTACATCAGACTCATGGCGTCTTGAAGGAAGTATTGCTGAGAATTATACTGATGGCATCACTAAGGAATTCGCATTTTTGGCAGTTGGGGCTAATTTTTCAGGACAAGATCCGGTAATTGGGGCGAAGGTACTTGATGTTACTGCTAATGATCAGATTGGCGTGCTTTGTGCGACTAGTTATGATAATGGGACGACGTTTGAAACACAACCTGGAACCAGCCCGGCATCTCAATTTTTAGCACCGGATACAATAGGACATCCACGGATTCCGAGTGCTGCAAGTGGTACGTTTACATTATTTATATCGATAAGTGGGCGTCGTCTTGTGTGGACGTCGTTTACTAGTCCAGCTCGAGAAACGTGTTACCAAGGATGTTTTACACCGTTTATTGATTCGCCATCAACTAAATATCCAAGCCCGTTATTCATAGGATCATGTACCGACGACCCTAGTGTGGATATTGGAGATGCTTTTAGTACTGGCGGTGCTCCGCACACTACTTGGATGCGGAATAATGCGAATCCTGCGAATGGGAAGGATTTTGTTCGAGATCCTCTCGGTGGGTGGAGACCGATTCAGGTAGATACGGGGGTAGACGGCTGGAAATTCTGGCCTATTGGTTCACAATGGTTGAATAGTGTTAAAGCTCCGAACATTGAAACTGGAAGTGGAGTGTTGACACCTCCACAACCAATGGCTGAGGCTGCTTTGGATGATGGGCCACATAGTGATGTTAATTGGTTTAATCAGCTTTTGGTGGCTAGTGGTCCAGCTCCTTCACCCTTTGGAGTTGGTGGTAATGATTTGTACTGGATAAGTCCACAAGAAATTGTGCGAGACGAAGTTGGTGCTCTTGAGATTTACGGTGAGTTGGAGGGAATTTTTTACTTGCACGGCATCGGTTTGAGTGCAGGAGATCGTATTCAGGATGCTGACGGGAATATCTACACATGTCATGTAGAACCGGGTTCTGCAGAAAAGCGGCACTTTTATGCTGTACGGGAGAGCGGGTGATGACCTATCGTAAGACAGGTGATGGCGGTAATGGTGGTGGTGCTGCGCCGTCAGATATGGATGCATTCATATTTGATAAGTGGTTACCGTTTGCGTCAGAGTTTGGGTTTGTTGCGAACCAGGCTCCATCTCCAGGTAGCGCACCGAATCGAGAGTTATGGACATATCGTGGGGTCGCTGGTACTCCATGATGACTGGGCTGGATGAAAATACGGGTCAAGAGATATTCGATCAAGTTGATAATCCAGCAAATGGTCCTGATACAACAGCTTTTAATTCAGATTTTGCTGGTGATATACCGATAACTATGGCTTGTCCTGTAGTAAATGAGGCAGATCCTGGTGGGACATGGAGCGGACACCATCTGTTCACAGATGGCGACAGTGGTACTGACGCCAGCTACATTCACGCAGTTATCCAGATTAGTGCGCGTGTTTGGCGGCATTTTCATATCGGGAGTACCAGCGACCCCACGATATGTCCATAACTCTCGATTCGGTGCGCTACCTGGAGATGGAGCCTGGTTCGCAACAAACCCAAACTCTGACGCAAACGGTAACCACTTATCAAATATGAATGCATCCATATCTGACGGCGCA